TGTCTTAGAGGTAGTGACAAATGGATGGACCATGTTCTTGCATCTGGACTGAAGCATCTCATAGAACACATCCCCTTGGTTGTTGACCTCCACCAATGTAGTTGCATTGTATTGCTTGATGATCGTCGCCACCTTATCAATGATCTTACTCCACTCATCATGTCGCCATCTATGAGCTGTTACCATCTGACCATCTTGGTTGATGATAGTTAGCACAGTGTAGTCATCAGCTCTACCAATGTCCAGACCGGCATACATCTTTGAAGTCTTCGCTCCAGTACCAATGCATTTATTTACATTCTTGAATATTCCAGATGCATTGTCAATGAACTCAGCCATATACTCCTGTCTAAATACATGATCTGGCAATGAACGCTTTCTCTCATCCAATTCTCTTGGATCAATCATAGGATTGTCATAAGAGGTAAAGTGAAAGTATGCATACCTATCATCATAGTTAGGTTGCATGCATAGCTTATGAAAGTGATTCCTTCCCTTTGGCGTTGATATGAATATTATCTTCTTACCTTTAACAAGGACCGTTGCACTGAGCACCTCATCCCACAGCTCTGGTCTAGTGAACGCCATCTCATCCACAACCATGTAATCAAAGGTATTTCCTCGGATGTTATCTGGTCTCTCTCCAGAGAAGAACTCAATTGTTGATCCAAAGCCAGAGATCATCAGATCTGATCTGTTGAAAGTAAACAATCCACTGGCTGTGGTTGCCCTCTCCATTTCAGAGAATACTTTCTTGCCTTGCTTATAAACTGGAGTAACCCAAGCAATCTTGCAACCTTTGTCATTGATGGCCCACCAAAGTAATTGGTTGATGCCAAGCATTGTCTTGCCAAACTGCCTGCCTATGTTGAGAGCATAGTATTTTTCGTGACCATGGTTGATGGCATCATGAATGCTTCTTTGATTTTCATGTGGTTTGTAGCCTTTGATTGTACTCATCTGATGCAAAGATAATGAAAAAGGGAGCTACTAACTCCCTCCCGACCGTGAACATCACAATCCTAAAATGATCTGGCAACTGTTCAAATGGTAAGTACCCAGATACCTCATTCAAAGTCAAATTTGTCCACGTTCTTAGTTTCCACTTGCTGACGATCATGCATTCCAAGAGCATTCTTTGCATAGAAGATTCCTTTGCCCTCATTGGCAACAATGTCCTTTGCAAGACACTTGAAAGTATCATCTATCTTTTTTATAGTGTCCGATTTGAGTTGGTCATCAGAATTCAACCACCTATAATAAGTATCTCTTACAATAGTCTTATCATTCCTCACAATAGGAATCCAGATTCTCAAGAAATAATCAATTGTAGGGATATGCCTATCAGATACCATGACTATCTCACCTTTATTGGATATCATTTCCTTCTGATGAGACAAGCACTCTTGTATATACAAATAGGCAAGCTCCTCTAAATGTTTAATATATTCATCAGAGTAAGCCATTATTATTATTTATTAATATAATAGTATGTTCGATTAATTACAATACTTAACATAAAAGGTATATGGTACAACCTTAAGCTTTACAAGTATCCAGATAAGATGCTTGTATTTTTTAAAGTCGTATTTATCAAAAAAGTCTCTATCTCTCTTGTGGAGATTAACCAACCTCATCATTCTCTCAGCTTGAGCACCTAGCTTTGTGAAATCAAATTCTGTCTTTTGGTTGAATTGCTTAATAGCCTCTTCCTTTGACAGCTTACCACTTCTCACTTGAGCTGCAAGGTAAACAATACGCTTGTCAATTCCGAACTTCTCTGGCAGAAGGAATGAGCCTACAAATTCAGTGTAAACATTCTCACAATGTTTTCCACCATAATCTTGCCAGTTTATAAGTCTCTTCATCTCAGCCTCCATTGACTCTCTGTCGAATCCATAGTGAAATGGTCTCACATTCTTAATACCCATCAAAGCATAGAATAGTTGATCCTTGAAAGTGAATAGTGGATAGTTGTGGAGCTTCAGTCCAGTGTACTTGTTATATACTGATTCAATGTACTTAGCATCCATATAAGTCCATCCCTTAGGAGTTGAGCCTTCTGTTCTGAAGTCATGACCATTGAGAATGTACTTGATGCCATACTTGTATGCTGTATCGTACATGAGCTTAGTCATTGCAATATCATTTGGAATATCAGCATCTGGAACTCCAGCCCATAGGAATGCATCATTGAGTCTATCGTATTCAGCCTTGTTGACATTGTAAGTGATGCAGTCAACACCTAGCTTCTCAACCAAGGTCTTCATGTTATGAACAGCTTCTGGAGCATTCCAGTTATTATCGAAGTGAATAACAAGAGGCTTGAGATTCCAATACTTAACCGCAGTGAATAATAGTGTTGAGGAGTCAATCCCTCCAGAGATACCCATAATGCAGTCATAAGTCTTATTTTGACCTGACTTTCTAATCTGAGCAATGATATGCTTCAGCTCATGTGGATTGGCTTGGAGCTCTAATTGATCATGCAGATCACAGTATTCACATTGAGTCTCACCTATTGAGGCAATGGACTCATCAAATAAACAGCGAGGACATTCTTTCATAATGTAAATTTATAGAATAGTTTTGAATAATTGTTCATAAGTATCTGCAATTGATTGAATTGAGAAATGCTTTGCAATCATATTATTTGCTTTTTTTGTTAGCTTTTTTATCTCATTAGGCTTTGAAAGCATCTCAATCAGTTTATCATTCATATTATTCCAGTCGTCAATCACAAGCATTCTATTGTTAAATAGCTTAGTCACATAATCTGGATAAAGAGGAAGGTCTCCAGCCAGCATTGTTTTTTGATTTGGAATTTCAATATACTTGGCTGTCATTGCCTTTCTCTTTGAGCCCTCAACAATTGCAATCTTTGAGCTGGTAATTATATGATCATATTCCTTACCATAAGCATTGCCGATAAAAATATTGAATCTATTTTTTAACTTCAGCAACTCATCTCTTATGAATCTTCTATCATCATGCCACATCCATCCATCTGTTATTGATGCAATAAAACAGATATCATAAATTTTCTTTTTTGATCTGTTGCAATTAATATCAATACCATATGGAATGCATACTATGTTTGACTGATTAAAATTGTTTTGATTGCAGAAATTTTCAAGAGCTTTTGATGGCCAATATTTTGTGACAATTGTGATATTAAGATTATGACTGAAAATCTCTTTTATCAAAGCATGATAATTGTATTCTGTTTCATCAAGTTCTTGATTATCAGTAACATCAAAAACAATAGGGATATTGTGCTCTTTGATATTATCTAATGAATTCAATATAAACTCACCATGACATTCTCCAATGAATATCAAGTCATAGTATTCTGTTAATTCTGCATTGATATCATCACAAAATGAAAAGACAAAATCTTTTGAGTTTTTAAACTCTTCATATAGTTGAATTGTTAATGGTCTTCTGCCATCAGTGTTCATGTCATCAACAATGAGAATGTGCTTCATAGTTTCTCTATCTCTTTTTTTACATTTTTCCACCATTCAAGGTCATCATAAACCTCATGGATAATTTCATCAACGCATATCAATGCAGATCTTTTTGCTATTTCAATATTCATATAAAAAACATATACTCCACTTGCATCATTCTCTGATGGTTTATATTCAACATACATTTTACTTACAAGATCTTTTGCTTTCTCTTTTGCTGTCATAACAAAGTTTTTAATTCATTAAATCCATTCTCAATCAATGCCACATCACATCTTTCTGACTTAAGAGCTCCACTCCAATGATCTGTAAACTTATGCTTGTTAATCCATTTATCTGTTGAGATACTCAATAGCTTGATCTGTCCATCATCTGGAAGCACTCCTATCTCTTTCTTTGCTTTTATTGTCTTCAGCCACATGGACCAGTCAAGACCAGAGTTTAGTCTTGGATCAAATGGTCTCCATTGAATATCATCAAGGAAGTCAGATCTTAGCACTCTACCAATACCAATAGGCTCATGGTATCTTGGACCGCTTGTATATCCTTTCCAATGCACAAGTCTTATCGTATTGCTGACATCAGCAAAATGACAACCAAGCATGCCAAGCATGGTGAAGTCTTGCATGTGGAGCTTGATTGATTCAATGTAGTCATCACTACACCAGTCAGATGATCCCATGAACATCACTGCATCAGCTTTGTAATTCTTGGATGCTTGGAAGCCAGCATTCCACTTATTACCAAGCGGATCATTGTCAATCTGAATCCATTCAACATCCAATTGCTTGGCTATCTCTTCAGCTTCCTTCTCATGGCCCATCATGATTGGGATGACTCCTTGCCTCTTCAGCCTCTCAATAGTCAATCTAACTAGAGGCAGTCTTCCCATTACCGGAACTGGAGCTGTGATTATCATTGCTTAGTTCCTATGAAGTGAATAATTGGCTTGATGTGTTCACCTTCAGAGATGGACTTGGATAACTTACCCATTGCATTGCGTACGCATGTTGAGCATGCCACATTGAGCTTGCCATGACCAGCTTCTTTGTACCACGCCGAGAGTTCATTCTTAAGACTTGTATCCAATGCGAAGGATCTAGTCTTAGAGAACCTATGAACTTGTTGCTGTAGTTGTTCACTTACTTTCATATATCAATATTAAGTCAGACAATAGATAGGTTATAAATGCAATGCCAATGAGATTGAAGTCAACCACGCAACATCCAGCAATAGCTATCCAGAACGATAGACAGCTCTGGCAGTTAAATGGCTTGAAGTCCGGGAGATTGAAGCTCATTAGAGCTCTGGCAATCCCTATTGGTATAGTAATAAGTAATATGTAAATCATTTTTGAATTGTTTAATTGCTAGGTGAATAGTGTCAAGTGATATGCCAGTCTCATTGCGAATCTCTCTGTAAGTCATTCCCATCAGATGCATCTTAGTTATCTCCTTAGTGAACAGCTCTTGATCATCTGATGGACTCTTATCCATGTATGAATCAAGCAAGAGCTGTATCTCTGTCTCATGGTATTCAGAATCA